CGTCGGTCAGCGTCGGCGCCGCGTCTTGCGCGACGGCCGGCACCGCGAGCAGTATCACGAGCAGGAGCGCCCGCCTCACCGGATCCTCCGCTGCAGTTCCTGCACCGCGTTGACGAGGGCCGCCAGGATGGCGCGGTCGTCGAGGGTCAGCAGATCCCCGCCCCACGACTGTCGGCGCACGGCGTCCGGGATGACCGCCTCGACGTCCTGGGCGATGAACCCGATATGGCGATCGGTGTCGCCTTCCTTCCAACGGAAGCTGACCGGCTTCAGTCGGGCGATGGCGTCGAGCCCACCACGCCAGCGCCTGACGTCCGTCTTGGCGTCTCCGTCCGAGACGCAGCCGACCGCGCCGCTGCCGTTCACGGCCAACGTGCAGGACGCCAACCCGTTCAGCGTCAACGACGTGTGCATCGTCGCGTTGTAGATGGCCGAGGATGAGCCCGACGTGGCAATCGTGACGATCCCGCCGTGGCCGATGTTGATGGCCCCGCCGCCGCCTCCCAAGTCAATCGTGGCGTTCGTGTCGTTGTTGAGGTAGAGCACGCCTCCGTTGGCCGAGCTTCGGCTCTCGATCAACAGGTAGTTGCCGTCGCTCCGCATGTACGGCTTCGAGGTCGTCGAGCCGTTGTTGCCGTAGATGTTGAGATCCGGCAGCACGACGTCGGTGTTTGTGCCCACCGTGAGGGTGGCGCCGGTGAAGGTCACGGTTTGCGACGTGCCAGACGGGCCAGCAACCATGCTGACAGTGCCCGTGTAGGAACCACCGCCAACGGCCTGCAAGCTCAGCGTCGCATCTTGACCACTACTCACGCCAACGAACATATCTGTATCGACGGCGTTGACCGCTTTGACAGACAACCGTCGAAGGGTGTCGCCGCCGTTCGTGGAGCCGAACATGCCCATTTCCTGCCCGGCACCACCTGACACGGTGAACGCATACGCGCCGCTGACTGCTTCGCCGATAGACAGGTCGCGTCGGATGCCGTCCTCGTCGATGATCACGCCGCCTTCGCTGAAGCTGGCGTTGCCGGTCGAGTCGAGTTGAATCTTGGTCGTCGTGTTGTGACCGAGCCGGACGCCGTTCGTCGGGTCGATCTTCACCCAGGCCGCCGAGGGCGAGCCGAGCGCCACGCCGTAGGTGTCGGCCGAGTAGCCGTACAGGCCGTTCAGATTGCCAATCGCCCACCGAGGTTCGACGTTCGAGTATGTGGTGCCGGTGCGGATGTTGCCAACGACGCTCGGTCCCCACTGCTGCGCCTCGCGAGAGACGTTCTTGACGACCGCGGTCGTCCACGGCGTGCCCGGCGTGTTCGTCAGGCGAAGCCGAACCCAGTATGCGCTCACGCTGTTGACCGTCGTCGTCGCCCACCCAGACAGCGCGGTCCACGTTGCGGCGTTGTGGCCGGCCGTGCAGGTCGTCCCGCTCGGGCTGAACGTCGTCCACGCTGAGCCGTTCCAGTATTCCCACACCGTCGTCGACGTGCCGGCGGAGCAGCTCGTCATCGCCTCGGCAACGATCGTCAGGAACGTGGCCGGCGCGCCCCAGTACATCGCGTCGTTCGTCTCGTTGCCGGCACCGTCGCCCATGAACTCGAACTGCAGCGCCTCGGCGTAGTTGGACGAATAGGCCGATCCGGTCGCGTTGAAGTTGAAGATGGCCTGGAACTTCGAGGGCGTCACCGCCCCGATAGAGTAGAGGTCGATGAACCCGTCGCCGGTCGTGCCTGTGTTGAACACGGCGTCACCGGCCGTCCATGCGTTGGCGCCGGAGCCGTCGAGATTCCGCGTCACACTGTAGGTGTAGGCTCCGGCACTGCCGCTCGGAGCGCTCGTCACGGCCATCCACTCGATGAGACCGTTCGCCTGCAGCACGAGCCGGTCGCCGTTGGCGATCTGGTTGTGCTTCACCTGGATCGTCGTCGCGCCGGAGGTCAGGTCGGCCGTCAGTGTGGTTGTCGGGCCGACGAGCACCCGGCCGCCGATGGTCGCGATCGTCTCCTGCGCCACTAGAGTCTCGACCCACAGCTCAGCCGCGTGCAGCGTGAGCCACTTCTTCGACAGCGACCCGACGTTCAGGTCGTAACCCACGACCGGCAGCAGATCGTTGCCCGTCGGATCGAAGAGCACGTCGCCGCTCGGGTTGATCGTCAGATTGCCGCCGGAGTACGTCAGGGTCGGCGTGCTGACGCTCGTCTGTCCAGTCAGCGTCGTGACAATCGGGTCGGCGGTGTAGACCGGAAGCGTGCCGACGCCAGCGCTGGCCAACACTCGGTTCGACGCCACGGCTGTGATGCCCGTGAGCGTCGTCGAACCGCTCGCCGCCACCAGCTGCCCGGTCGTCCACGAGGACAGCCCCGTGCCGCCGTCCGCCACCGCGACGTCCGTGCCGTTCGCCCGGTAGACCTCGCGCCACGTCGACGCGCCATCCTTGACGTAGATGCCGTAGGGCGAGTCGGTGCGGATGTAGATGTCGCACACCGCACCCAGACCTGACGCCGGCGCCCCGCTGCCGGTGTGCAGGGTGCACGTCGCACCAGCCGCCCCCAGGTACAGCCGCAGCGCATCGACTTCTGGCTGCGCCCATGCCGGCACGCTCGCGGCCAGCCAGGCCACCACCCCGATCACGATCGACAGCCGTCGCGTCATGCCGCCTCCAAGCTTCCAATGCCGTACACGCCTTCCCCGTTGGCATCGGCCGAGAGCTGCAACTCGTACCGATTGCCGGCCGTCACGACCCCCGACGCCGACACCAAGGTGGCCGACGTGCCGGTCACCCCAGAGGTCGTACAGACAGTGGACGCAGCCGTCAGGTCGCGCAGGCGTGCCGTGACCGTGACTCCGCTGTGCCTGGCGCGCAGGACGGCCCTCAGGACGACGGCGCGGTTCTGCGGCGCCACGTAGGGCACCGCGTCGTCCGCAGCGACCCACGAGCCGCTGCCCGGGACTACTGACCGCGACGTCGATCCGCCCAGCGGAGCCACACTGGGCGCCGGGGTGGGGACCGTGATGACCACGGTCCCCACGGCGGCAACGCCTGACCCGGCGCCATTCCCCGACCACGCCCGGTATGTGTCCTTCCACGCCGCCGGGTTGATGCCGCCCTCGACAGCCGTGATGTCATAGGTGAGGTCGACGCCGTCCTTGTCTGTGGTCTTCACCTCGGTGATGAGGAAGTCGGTCGTCAGGTTGTCATCGGGCAGGTTGATCGTCAGGATCTGCCCCGCCCTGGCGCCGGCTTCCAGCGTGGGAAACTTGACGGTCCGCGGCCGGACCACAAGCTTGACCAAGTACGCCGCCGCGATCGCGTCCGCCACGGTCGACGTCACGGGCCCGGGGACCTTGAAGGCGGCCTCGAAAATCCCCCGCGTGGCCTGCTCGCCGGCGTCGTCGGCGACCGATTCAGCCTCGACTGACGTGCCGTCGTTGTAGGCGATGCGGACCCGGTTGGCGTACCGCTCCCGGGACGGCTCGACGACCAGATCGCCGACCAGTTGCGTCGCGCTGGTGAGCGACCACGGGCACGGATAGGCCACCAGGCTCGGCTCCCATGCCCGCAGGACCTTCGTCTCGTCGATCCGCCAGAGCCAGCCCGCCGGGGCCGCGAGGCGCACGATGTCGTTGAGGACATCCGTGAACGTGGCATAGTCGAAGGTGAGCGCTCCGAGCGTCGCCCCGGCCGGCATCGCGGGGTCCCGCGTCACGCCGTAGTCGCCGAGTCCATTGGCGACCAAGTAGTCGATGGCGTCCCGACCCGTGAAGCCGCCGCTGGTCTGGATCTTCAGGAGGCGGCGGTCGGCGAGCGCCGAGTAGTCCTCGGCGGTGATCATCGTGATGCGGTTGCCGTCCGGATCCAGCCACTGCTCGTGGACCTCATAGATCAGGCCCGCGAAGATCGTCGTCGCGCCGCCGAGGATGAACTCGACTTCGTCGTCCAGTTCCGGAACGTCGGCCTCCTCGGTCTGCACCGCGCATCTGAGCGTGGCCCGCCCGTTGATGCCCTCCTGGATGCTCAGGGTGCGGACGGCGACCTCACGCCAGACACTGTTGATGTAGAGATCGGCGTCCATGTCAGATCCCGGCGCGGCGCAGGGCCTGCGGCACGTACTCCACGAAGGCTTCGGCGAAGGTGCGGCCGTCGACGACGAGCGGCACCCTGGCGATCAGGCTGCCGCCGCCCGCCCCAGCGCCAGCCCCGCCAGCCACGACCGCCGCCGCTCGGCTCGGCGTCTCGAGCGTCGGCACCCAGCCGCCCGGGAGGGCGGTACTGACCGACGGGCCCTCGGCCGGCGCGCCGACCGGTTGCCCGGTGTGCGTGGGCCCGCCCGGTGCAGCGCCCTCTTCGTTGTACCGGACCGTCACATCGATCGCCTTCTCTGACGGGAGCCCGTCGAGCTTGCGCTGGATGTCCTCGATGACCTGGCGCGACGCCTCGGCGCCCTGCTTGGAGGACTCCCACAGCCGCTTGGCGTCCGCCAGGGCCTCCTCCTCTGTCCGGCCCTGGGCGATGTAGGCATCTCGCAGGGCGATGACCGTCTTCTTCCATGCCTCCGTGCCGGCTTCAGCGGCCTGGGTGGCGGTTAGGGACGCGGCCAGGTCCTTCTCGAAGTCGGCGACGAGGGCCCGTCCGGCTCGCTCGTCCTTGCTCGGGCCGCCGAAGATGTTCCGGAAGAAGTCGCCGATCTTCTCCGCGACGGGCCCAAAGAGCGAGCCGAGGACCGGCAGCAGCGCGGTGACGGCATTCCCGATCCCGAACGGCAGCGCGGCCTTGATGGCCGGCCCAAACTTCTCGGAGAACGCCGTCATCATCGACGTCCCGATGTGCGCACCAGCCGCCGCGATCACAGATCCGCCGCCCTGGATCGCCGACTGGATCACCTGCGGTAACCCCGCCATCGTGCGGCCCCAGACCCCGACTGTCTCGGTCGCGCCCAGCAGCGACGCCGCGGACACCTGCTGGATCGATGGCGCGAGAACGGCGCCGTTCGCCTGCGCCCATGCCAGGGCTTCCTGTGTCGCTTTCGTCTGGGCCGCTGAGTACTCCGCAAAGGTGCTGCTGATCAGGTCCTCCATCGACCCGCCCAGTGCCCGCACCTCGTCGCCGGTCGACTTCACCGCCGCTTGGAAGGGCGGGAACGCCGTCGTCGTGCGCGTCACGGACGCCCGGAAGGCCTCCTGCGCCCGCATCGCCTCGGCGGCGGCTTCCATCTGCCGCTCGCCCACCCAGTTGTAGAACTCCCGCAGATCCCTGGTGGCATCCTTGACTTTCTCGCCAGTCTGACCGGTGGCGTCGCCCACCTCCCGGATCCTCGGGATGACCCGCGCCGCACCCTCGCCGGTGACATGCAGCCCGATCCCCAGGCCCTGCATCGACTCGGCCATCTTCTTCGCCGCCGCGGCACCCTCCTCGAGCGTCATGACCTTCACGCCGCGGGAGTCCACCCGATCGAGGGCCTCGGCGGTTCGGTCGGCCTGCTGCTCGGTCTTTGTCAGCCACGTGACGAGCAGGCCTAGGGCGGTGATGGCGACGCCGACACCGAGCCCTGCCAAGGCCAGCCGGAGCGCCGTCACACCGATGGCTGCGCCGGAGGCCGCCGTCCCAACCGAGGGCAGGATGACGGCCAGCGACTTGGCGATCAGGCCGGTCGTGCCGAAAGCGCCGATCACGGCGCTGGCGGCTGTGGCCACCTGGCCGAAGCCCCACAGCAGCGGCCCGATCGCCGCAGACACGGCGACCAGGGCGATCGCGCCGGTCTGGATCGGACCGGGCAGGGACAGGAAGGCGGGGACCAGATAGTTGGTGATGAGGTCCGCCAAGGCGCCGATCACATCGGCCACGCGGATCACCACGGGCTCGATCGCCCTCGAGATCGACAGCCATGCGGTCTCCACGGAGCCCTTCAGCCGCTCCATGGCCCCCGGCAGCCCGTGCATCATGGCGTTGGCCATCTCGCCGGCGGCCCCGGTGCTGTTGGTCAACTCGGCCGTCAGCTGTTCAAGGCCCTGCTTGCCGTTCTGCACCAGGGCATACATGCCCGGCCCGGCGGCATCCCCGAAGAGCTTCAGCGCCTGTGCGGCCGTCAGTCCCTTGCCTTGCAGCGTGCCGACGATCTCGGCCAGGCTGTGCGTCTCTGGGTTGACGTCGCGCAGCTGCAGGCCGAGCTCGGCGACGACATCCGCCACCGACTTGACCGGGTTCGCCAGCCGGGACAGGCCCTCGCGCAACGCACGGCCGGTGGTCTCGGCCGCCACGCCACGATCCCGCATGATGGCGAGCGCCGACGAGACGGTCTCGATCGACAGGCCAAACCCGCGGGCGACCGGCCCGATGTACCCAAAGGCGACCTGCATGTCGCCGATCTCGAGCGATGACTTGTTGACCGCCGCCGCCAGCACGTCGTTGACGCGGTTGAGATCCTTCGCTTCGAGGCCGAAGGCATTCAGCGCCCGCGCGGCGAGGGCGGCTGAATCGCCCATCGACAGCCCGGAGGCCGCCGCGAGCTGCAGCACCTTGTCCACTGAGGCGATCGCCGTGTCGGTCTCGAACCCGGCCTTACCCAGCTCGAGGATCGCGTCGGCCGCCTCGGTCGCCGAGAACGCCGTATCAGCGCCCATCTTGATCGCTGTGGCCCGCACCGCGTCCATCTGCGCGGCCGTCGGCCGGAGCACACCCTGAATGGAGTTCATCACGCCTTCAAACTCCATCCCGGTCTTGATGGCGGCCACGCCCACGCCCAGGATCGGCAGCGTCAGGGAGGTCGTGAGCGACTGCCCGATCTGGCTGGCCTGGCGGCCGATGCCGGCGAGATCCTTCGACCACCTCGTCGCCTGGCCGGAGGCCTTCGCCATCGCCGCATCGAACTCGGCGGTATTGGCCGTCAGGAGGACGCGCAGGATCCCGACCGTCGCGCTAGCCACGGGTCACCTTCGTAGACGGGTCGAAAGGACGCCACCGTCCCCCGAATCGGGCGGCCGCAATTTGCCAGACGGCAATCTGCTCAGCCAGCGATTGGCGGGCGTGGGTGCGTCGCGATCTACTCACCAGCAGCGTCTGCAACTTCGGGAGTCCCTTCGTCCCCCGGGTCAACGCCGCCGTGTTCCACGCCAGCGTGATGTCCCGGTCATGCGCAGCCTCCAGCCGACGCTTGGCCACCACGAACTCGCGGATGAGTTCGCGGTGCGTCAGCGCCGACCACTCCGTGCGGCTCAGGCCCGCCGTCCGGGCCGCGAGATCGATCTCCCGCCAGTCCCAGGGGCGACCCGAGCCGTGCGAGGGCGGGTGACACCCCCGAGCTCGGCGACGTCACGCGGCTCGGGCCGCGACGCTTTCGCCGCCGCCTGCATCAGCGCCGCCACCGCCGCCAGCCCGCCCGCCTCGTCGAGCAGCCGGCCCACCTCGTCGAGGGTGAGCGCCTGGTGATGCCGGGCAAAGAGCGCCCACAGGAACAGGCGGCTGTACTTCGCGCTGCCCGCCGTGGACTTGCGGACGATGTCGTCCCAGAACACTTCCTTGTCCGGCGTCGAAGCAGCCTCTTCTGACCGCTGCTGGCCGTCCATCGTCAGCGCCACGGTGTACGAGGTCCCGTTCACCGAGAACGAGACCTCGCCCTTCTGTCGATTCGCCATCAGGTCAGCTCCGATCAGGGCAGGTCGCCGCGGTAGTCGGAGACCGGCTGGATCTCGAAGGTCGCCTCGAGGAGGCCCTCGTTGTTGATCTCCGGCGGGTCGAAGCCGATGACCTTGCCGCTGAAGGGCCACGTGAACGGCGATCCACCGATCGGGATGACGGCCTGGAAGTTGGCCGTCGCCTGGCTGATGTTCAGCCCGAGCAACCCGCGCCCCGCGCTGAAGCCGTCGGTGCCGCCGGCGGCATTCTGTGACCCGTGGCTCGGATCCCAGTTGACCACGACCTGGATCGCGTCGTAGTCGGCGAGCCCTGTGGTGTACTCGTGGGCCCGGTTCGGGCTGCGCAGGTGGGTGCGCCGGATCTTCTCGGCCATCAGCTTGCCGAGCTTGACCGACACCACGCCCTTGACAGCCACGAAGGTCTCCGGGGAGTCTCCCTGGCCGACGAGCAGCTCGGTGCCGTATCCGATGTCGGTGTCGTTCTGATAGTAGGTACCGGTTACGTCGGCCATCGCAGTCTCTCCTGTCTCATCGGTGATGCACTCTGTAATCGCGAATCACCCGGAACTGGCGCAATTCGCCGCCCACAAACTCTTCGATTGCCCCGAGCGGTTCGGCGAGCCGCACCTGGACCTCGGGGCTCCCGATGCCGCCGCTCCAGTAGGCGAGTCCGGTGCCATCCCCGGACCCCGCTATCGCCGCGTCGAGGGCCGTCGCCTCAGCCCTGGTCGTCGCCACGCTCGTGACTTGGATCCGTGTCTGCCGTAGGCTGTTGCCGCCGCGCAGGTGGCTCGTCGGGGCGTCGCTGATGAACTGCACGAGCACCGCCGGCAACGTGACCGACTGCGGCAGCATCCCCGTGTAGACCCGCGTCGACACCAGCGCCGACACGGCCGCGAGGCTCAGGATCCGCAGACGCGCCAGGGCAACGGCATCGCTCATAACAGCCCGCCCCCACCCGGCGCCGTCCTGGCCGACCCGAATCCGCGCGAGATGAGCGCCGCCCACAGGGCTCGGCCCATGGCCGGCAGCGTCCGGGGCCCTTCCTGCTCGAACGCCGGGCGCAGGAAAGGGACCATCCCGATGAATTCCGTCCCGAATTCCAGGTATTTGCCCTGCACCGCGAAGCTGCGGGTCGGCTGATCCGTCCGGCGCTCGACGGACGGCCCGACCACGATCGCCGACGTGGTCCGATCGCCTCGGCCGGTGCTGACCACGATATGGTCCGCGATGTCCGGCGCACCGGGCGCCCGCCGTACCTTCGCCGCCGCACTGCGCTGAATCGGTGGCGCGACGACACTCCGAAGCGCCTCTCGGGTGATCGAGGTATTGACGCGCGACGAGAGCGCGTTGAGCAGCGCGGCCAGTTCCCGCCCGCCCTCAACGCGCATGCCGATCACGACGTCACCCCCGACGCCGCGATCGTGCGCAGTGCGATGCCGACGCGGCGATCAAGCACTTCCGCGTCCACGATGTCGTAGACCCGGGCGCCGTAGACCAGCCGACGCGTCGTCTGGACGTCGACCAGATCCGGATCCATGTCCTCGCGATATTTCATCGTCCACCGCGTCGTCACCAGAGCGGTCACCTGGTCGCCGCGGATCGACTCGCCGCCCCGGTCCGACCGCCGATCGGCCCGGCTCATCTGCGCGGAGGCGAGGGTGGCCCAGCCCGTGCCTTCGGCGGGCGCGCCCGCGGCGTCCAGCAGCACCGCCGCGCGGTACTCGATGCGCACGGTGTGCACGAGTTCGCCGGCGTTGATCGTCCTCATGTCCGCAGCACCTGCGAGGACTGCGCCGACCACTTGAAGGCGTCGATCTGCTCGGTCACCCCCCAGGGCAACGTCTCAAGCCTGGCCCCCTCGGAGTAGTGCACCTGTGACCGAAACTGCTCGAAGGTCCCGACCAGGAGCAGCAACGTCGCCCGAATGAGATCCGGCACGTCGGCCGCGGTCTCGGCATACCCGGCGGTGAACTCAATCCGCAGCGCATCCGCTTGGTCGCGCACCGTCGGCCATCCCTGGCCAGCGAGCGGCTCCACCCAGCCCCGCCGCGCGTAGAGCCCGGCCGGCGTGACCGCGCGCCAGAGCGCTGTTTCCGGTGACGCGCCGTCGGTGAACGCGGTCTCGGTGCCGTCGCTGGCGATGTAGGTGAGGCTGTCGACCGAGACCAGCGGCGGCCGCGGCAGCTCGATGCGGGCGGGGAACGTCCCGACGGTCGCCGGCACGCCGTCCAGCCACAGCCTGTAGACCGTTCGCATGATGGGCCGACCCGTTTGCTCTTCCCAGTACGCAGCGGCCGCGGCGACCCAGGACTCCAGCAAGGCATTCTCGGTGTCGCTCACCGCCCGGACATGTCGGCGCACGTCGTCGAGATCGAGCACCGGCCCGGCGCTCGGGGTGACAACCGTGAGCATGGACGTGATCACGCGAGACATGCCTGCCTCTCGAGGACGGTGCGATACTGCGCCGCAACGGACGGCAGGGTGTAGGCCAGTGCGCGATCGCGCGAGACGTCGGCCACAAGGGTGCGGGCTTCGGGACACGCCCACTGGTCGAACGCCAGCCCAAGGGCCTCGGGCGTCTCGACGAGGCTGCCGCAGGGCTGGATCTCACGGATCGCCGCGGCATCCTGACTAATGAGCGGGCGGCCGGCCGCAATGGCGTTGACCGCCTTAACGCCGCTCTTCCATTCCCGGCAGATCCAGCCGTCCCACGGGCCGTCCCGGAACGCCACCAGAAGATCAGCTTCGCGGAGATCCGTCGGGTTGACGACAAACTGCCAGCCGCGCGCCGCGCAGGCGTCGGCCACCCACGCCGCCCAGCGGCCCAGGTAGTGCGGCGCCCCCTGGTAGGCGACGAGGCGCACGTGCGCACGCGCCGGCGCCGGCGTCAGGCCTGGCCAGGCGTGGTGGGGCAGGTAGGCCCCGCCGATGGCGTCAGCCATCGCCCTGGTCGCCCCCACGAGCGCCAGACCGGGCCAGGCCGCCCGGCGCACCAACGTGCACGCCTCGACTGCGGTCAGGCGGTTCTGCGCCGGCTGGGTCCACCAGTCGAGGACGTCCCAGACGACCGGGCGCCCACTACGGCGCGCCAGGTCGCCGAAGTGGGCGATGGCTCGCTTCACCAGCACGATCACATCGGACCAGGCGATGTCGTCCGGAGTCGGGTCAGCCGTGACGCGCGCCCCGAGGGCCCCGCCGAGCTGCCGGCCGCGGATGTCCCATGAGCCCGCCCCGAGGCCGAGGATCAGCACGTTCATGCCGCCGGCCCCCAGATGTGATCCATCTTCACGGACTGCAGCAAGCGATAGCCGGCCCCTGTCAGCACGCGCGCCGCAGCCCCTGGGCCGTCCTGGTAGCGCCGGCCCAGACCCTTCTCTTCAAAGATGACGATGGGCCGGCACCGGCGGAGCGTCTCGACCGCGCCGCGCAGGGCCGCCGCTTCGGACCCTTCCACGTCGAGCTTGAGGAGCCCGAGCGACGGCAGGATCCAGCTGTCGATCGTCTCGACCGGGATGTCGCCCCCGGGCGCAGCGTAGCGCGCGCCGGTGTTCTTCATGGCGGCGCCGCGGCCATCCAACGCCATGCGGACCCGCCCTGGCCCAGCCCCCAACGCGGCGCGGCGTGGCTCGACGGTGACGCAGCCGAACGCGGTCAGGTTGGCGCACAGCGCCTCGTAGGTGTCTGCACTCGGCTCGACCGCGATGACTCGCCCAAAGCGCTCGCCGAGCAGCCGCGCCCACGTCCCCACGTGCGCGCCGCCGTCGATCGCGACCGACCACTCGGTGACGTGCGCCAACGCGGCCCGGAGATGGCCGGCCTGATAGGTGCCGTCGGCCTTGATTTCGGCCGCCATGAACTCGTCGGCGTCCGGAAAGGCCCAGCCGTGCACGTGTTTCATGCCGGCACCTCGCAGCCGACGGTCGCGGCGAAATAGGCTGCCATCCGCTGCTTGCGCCGGTAGCGGAAGTCCACCAGCGGCACGGCCGGCCACGGCACGCCGTCACCGGCATGAAGAGCGGCCTCCTCGTGAGCCGTCAGGGCGTGCAGGACGACGGCGTCGTCGATGCCATACACCTGCAACCCGGAGCGCTCGGTCAGCCCGATTCGCAACGGCGAGAGCATCTCAACCAGCGGCACGGTATCGGCGCCCCACACCAGCATGCGTTCGGGCAGCGCGATGGCCCGGGCCAGGGCCGACTCATAGAACGCCACCAGCCGCGCCTTGGCATCGTGCCGCCACCACTGCGCACAGTTCAGGAGGGGCCGCGCCTGATACTTGCCGCCGACCCGCAGCACCACGCCAAGATCGCCGACAAAGTACGGCCGGAGGTCGCCGAAGACGAGGAGGTCCGGCGACAGCATGACGGTGTCCTGATCGAAGTCGTCGGACTTCAGGTAGCGAAGCGCCACCTCGAGAATCCACGGCATCAGCCGGCGGTGCGTCGTCTGGTACTGGAAGGCCGGGAACTTCAGATCGGTGTCGACGTCGGTGATCGCCCGGACTTCGCCGGCGCTGATGCGGTCCGCGCTGGCCTGCAGCATATGCAGAGCGGCGACCCAGTTGAACGGGCCGACGTTCTGGTGTTCCACGCTCTCCGGCGCGAACGGGCGGTAAGGGCTCACGATGCGCATGGCCGCTCCGCGTAGAACACGTGCTCTGGGTGCGTGGTCCACACCGCCTCGTCGGCGACGCGCCACAGACTGAGCGCCGCGCGAATGTCCTGCAGCTGAAAGCGCAACAGCGGCCACCCGCTCTTCATCCGCTCAATGTGGGTGACCTCGGCGGGCAGGGTAAAGGTCACGACCACCAAGCGGCGGCACGACGCCATGGCGTTGTCGAGGATGGCCCGCCAGTCAGGATTGAGGTCCAGCACGTGCCGGATCGCGATCCCGTCAACCTGGCTGCGATACGTGCGCAGATCGGCCAACCGCTGCTCCGGGCTGCCCTGGAGCGTTCCGTCGACGACGTGGTAGTCCACGTCGGGCGCCAGGAAGGCCCGCAGGTGCCCCGCCGCGCCGCCCCAGTCCTCGACCGTCCGGCAGCCGGACAGCCAGGCGGCCGCCTTGGCATAGGTGTCCGGTGCCCCGTAGCTGGCATGCTGCAGGCCGCCAGCCCACGGCTGCGGCGTCACGTGCCGGGGCGACATCAACATGCCACCTCCGCCCCGATCGAGGCCCGATAGAGGGCCGCCATCGCCGGCTTCCGGAACCACCGGAAGTCAACCACGGGCCGGATCGGCACGACCGGTAACCCCTGGCTGACCGTCCACTCCAGTCGGTTGTTGTAGGTCTCAAGGACCTGCTCGGCATCGATCATCTCGACGACCAGGCCGGCCCGCTCATGAATCCCGAGCGTGATCGGCTCGAGCAGCTGCCGGACGGCGTCGGTATCGGCCCCCCAGACCAAGCGGTCCTCGGGCAGCGTGCGCGCCAGCGCCAGGGCCTCGCGATAGAACCGTACGAGCGGGGATCGGTTCCGCCGGTGCCAGAACTGGACGCCGTTCAGCAGCGGCTGCCCTTCGGCATGCTTGGCCGTCGTGCGCACCAGGACACCCAGATTCACACCTGGCGTGAAGTAGCGGGCGAGATTGCCGTAGACCAACTGGTCTACGTCAAGCATGACCGTGTCTCGGTCGAATGCCTGAGATGCCAGGAACGCCGCGCAGGCGTCGAGCGTCCAGAGCATCAGCCGGCGCTCGGTCGTGGGCACGTGCAGCGTCTCGACGGGAAGGGTTGTCTCAAGGTCCGTCAGCGCGTGCACAGGGCACCCACAGGCGAGCCTGGCGCTATGCATGCACATCCGCAGCGCCTCTAGCCAGTCGAAGCCGTCGGCCGCCAGCTGCCGGTGGAGCTCGCTCTCCGGCGGACAGGGGCGGAACGGCGCGACGATGCGCAGGCCGGGTGTCATGCGAGCACCTGCTGCAAGAACGCCCAACAGGCTGCCGCCTCGGCCGGGGCCCACTGGAACCACGCCAGATTCGCGAGAAACCGATCCCGCGTCTCCGGCGGGAGTGGGCGCGGATCGACCACGCCGAGCGCCGAAGGACAGACCGCAGCCGCGGCGCCGTCATGACAGATCACCGGGATGCCAAGCCGGATGGCATCCACGGCGACGTTGGAGTGCCACGTGATGACCAGCGAGGCCCCGTCGAGGGCCTGATCGATGGTCCCAGCCCTGGCCATCGGCACGTCGCCCGGCACCGGCGACCAGGGCTTCTTCTTGCGGTACACCACCGGACGGCTCGGCCAGCGTTCCCGGCACGCGGCGATCTGCGCGCGCTCCCAGGCGTCGATGACGTCGGCGCCATACTGCACCCTGGCTTTGTCGCCGAGTCCGGCGATGACGACGGGCCCGGTCGGCGACCAGCGATCGGCGACAGGGACGCGGTCGGCCTCGAGGCGAGCCTCCGGCCACGCGTGGCGCATCAGCCACGCCTGCGGGTGCGCGGCGTCGATCGAGACGCGAGCCTTGCGATCGCGGTCCCAGTACGCCAAGTCCCAGGCGATCACGTGCCCGCCGGCCGCGACGTGCCGGCGCAGCACGGCCGCACGGACCGGCGCGCCGGGTCCCCACAGCAGCAGCCAGGGGCGGTCGCCGCGGTACTGCGTCGTCTGGACAACCTCGACCCCAACGGCGCGCCCCGCCTCGACCAGCGCGGCGAAGAGCTGCTGCGCCCGCCCCGACTCCGGGGCGAATGTCACGAGCTCGACGGCGGTGGCCACGGCGGTGGCGTTCATGCCGACCACCCCAACCATCGGCGCCAGCCCGACGCCGGCGCGCCCAGCATCGCGTCTCGTTCCCGCAGCCACAGATCGGCGTGGTCGCAGTCGCGGTGATTCGGGAACCACGGGCCGCCGAGGGTGTAGTGCAGGATCTCGGCGTGCGGGTTGGGCGCGTACTCACCGACCAGATGGTTCCAGGTCAGCGGCAGCATGCCGATGGCCGCATCCGGTACCCACTGGAACTGGTGCAGCGCCGCGCCGCTGGCGGTGTTGACGTACTCACGCGAGAGCGCGTGGCACTTGGCGTTCTGGAACACCATCAAGCTCGACCAGTTCTTTCGCGGGTAGACGGTTTGGACCTGGCCGTCCATCTTGGTGGCCGTCTTCGGGATGTAGTCGTGCGGGCAGACCAGCACCGCCTTGTCGGGCTGAGCGTCGATGTGCTCGACGAGCGACCAGAGGTCGACCTGGCAGAGCATGTCGCAGTCCATAAAGACCGAGTAGCCCTGGTACCGGCTCAGATAAGGCACCAGGAACCGCGTGAAGCTGAACTCGGTCGACTCGGTCGCCGCGCGCGGGCGGCGGTAGAACGGCGCGACACTGGCGAGCGTCAACGGAATCAGGGACACCGGCGCCGAGGCGCGCGCCAGAATGGAGTGCATCAGGACCGCCGCCGCCACGGGCTCCCTGGAGTCCCAGCCGATGAACACGCGCAGGTCGCCGGTCACTTTTTGGGCCCCTCGGCAACGCCGGCCAGGTAGGCCGAGTCGAGATACAGGCGGACGAGCGCCTCGTCGCCAGCGGCAGCCAACACCGCCGCCAACAGCTCCTCTCGCTTGGCCGTCCACTCCGGCGTCACGACAGCGCCTCCGTGATCGACATCCGAGGGAACAACGTCAACGCCGTCACCCGAGACGCGTTGACGACCTCGACGCCGGCCGCACGAAGCGGCTCGACGATCGACGGGAAGTGGCGATGGAAGAGATCGAACGGCACCGGAATCCCATGGGGGTGCGCCCCAAAGTAGTGATCCTGACCGCCGGTCGGCTGCAGGTCGTACCCCAACAGCACGATCCGCGCGGCGCCAAGGTGCACCGCCAGATTGATGGCCTGATAGCCCGAATGACGACCGAGCGCGAGCCGTGATGGATCCGCCGAGAGCCCTGTTTCTGGCCCCATCTGCAGCACGCTGGCCCAGTGGCGCGCCTGCGGGTCCAATGTGTAGCGCAGGCCGTCGAACGGCAGCGCTGGCCCCTCGCGACTCCACCACGTGCGACCACCCGCGTCGGAGCCAGACCCGTAGACGACGTCGGCCCACGGCGCCAGCGTCACGGTGTTCTTGATCGCGAGGACCCTGGCGCGGCCGCGGCAGGCGTTCACGTCGTCCTGGGTCAAGCTCGGACCGCTCCCGAGGCACACGACGGTCTCCCCAGGCCAGAGCCGCGGCACTGGCACCGGGCCGAACAGGTCGGTCCGCTCGGCGACGCGCGCCACGGCGGCGGCTACCATCGGTCGGCGCCTCGCTCGCCCTGATCGCCCTTCGGTCCGCGCTCGCCGGGTTCGCCCTTGGCGCCGGGCTTGCCTTCGCGGCCACGCCGCACGGCCATCCGCCACTGCTGCGCGGCGACCGCACCAGTGCCTGGCGTCAGCAGTTCGCCTTCCGCTCGCGCCACCCACATGTCGCCGCCCCACTGGATGACGTCGCCAGGGAGATAGGACGTTCCTGCCTTGTAAACCTCTTGGAAGTAGAGGCCCGGAATCCGGGCGCGCTTCGACACGTCGCCGCGGGCATACACCGCGTAGAGACGGCCACGGTCGTCGTACTCGAACGACAGATCGTCGAAGCCGAGGCCATCCCGACCATCGATGCCGTCACGACCTGGATCACCCTTCGCGCCCACGACGACGCCAATCGCCAGCGCCGTTCCATCGGTCAGCGTTACCGTCAGGGCGCCGTCGCGATCGATGAGCGCGCCAGCCAGGCCGACGCCGTCCTTGCCGTCGACACCGTCGCGGCCGTCACGGCCAGGCGGCACGGGCGATGCTTTGAAGTGCTGCGCCACGACCAGCGGGAGTACGTCCTCGAGCGCGGCCTTGATCTGATCAGGCGTCGGCGGCGGCGCGTCCTTGCCGTCGACGCCGTCGCGGCCCGCGGGCCCAGGTGGGCCGGGCGGCCCGTCAGAGCCCTGGTCACCCTTCTGGCCCGCGGGACCTTCCGGACCGGGCGCGCCGGCCATGCCCCCAACGCCGTCGACCCCGTCCTTGCCATCGACGCCAGGGCGCCCATCCTCGCCCCTGTCTCCAGGTGGGCCGGGCGGGCCAGGCACCGGCGGGACGGCCTTGAGCGCCTTGATCTCGCACTCAAGCGCGGCGATGCGCGCGAGCAGTGGCTCGGTCACTGTCCCGATCGCCTCGAACACGGCGTCAGCTAGCTCGCTCGACATCGTCCCCTCGGTAGCGGTCGGCCATGGCCTTCGCTCGGGCGCGGAATCGGATCACGCGGGCGGCCTTGTCGGTGTCGTCGTCGGCGCTCACCGGCGCCGCGGGCGTTGGTTTCGGCGCCTTCGCAAACGGGTCCGTCTTCGCGTCGCGTTTGGCGAGCGCCGGCAGCGAGAAGTCTTGCTGCTGGCGATAGACCGCATCGCCTCCGTCGACGGGTGGCAGATTCAAGCGCTGCCGCCCTTCGTTGGGCTTGAGGTAGTTCTTGCCCTTCTCCAGCGACTCCATCAGCGTCGTCTGATCCATGCGGATCAGGTTGTCGATGTTGATCCGGATGCCGAGCGTCGCCGGAAGCCCGAGGCCAAGATCCAGGCACTCCTCGATGCACTCGATACGCTCCTGCAGCGCCTGCTGGTAGTACTGAATCGTGAATTTCGCGATGTTGTCGTAGGTGGGCTGATCGCCGACGCCGACCATGAATGGCGGCACGTGGTAGACGCCGCAAATCTTCTCGTCAGCCCACGCGAGTTGCTTCGCCAAGTCTGAATCGACGGCGTTGACGGCCATCGCTTCGTAGGTCAGACCGTTGCCGAGGACCGCGACCTTGCCAACGTTCTCTTCGCCGGAGTAGTTCGCCTCCCAGTGCTCCTTGATGCGCTTGGCGGTCTCGTCGCTGATCGAGGCGGGCGCCGTGAGTACGCCGCCTGGCCGAGAGTTATTCGCGAAGAATCGCGCGGAACTCTTCTGGATCGTCAGGCTATGTCCTGCCGCGTCCGCGGCAGCCGTCAGCGGCGGCAGGCCGCACAGATGGTGGTAGGGGATAAAGTCGACGTCGTGGATGATCTCGGTAGCTGGCACGACGACGGCCTGCTCCAGACCCGCGAGGTTGTCGGACCCGAGTTGATAGAAGACGTCGCCCCGCGGCGCCACGAGCACCGTGACCCGCTCCGGATTCAGCACGTACATTCCGGTGACGTTGCCGGCACCAGGGCCGCCGCGGTTGTTGCGCTCCTTGAGCACGTAGGTATTGCCGGTCGTCAGCTTGGACGTCACCCAGGCTTCGATGAACTTGATCCAGCCCTGATAGTGGTTGGGCTTGCGCAGGACCGTGGAGTAGGCCGAGTTCGTCGTCGGCACCCAGATCCCATCCTTGAGTTCGATCAGGTCGACGCCGAGCTTCCCGATGTCCTGCACGATCAAGGTGACGCAGGCCCAGACGGTGCTCTGCTTCAGGAGGGCGGGCTTGTCGTAGGTGATGCCGCGCTGCCACGCGCCGGCGAATGCCTCTCGGATCGAGGAGACCCACGGGCCGGAGTTCCACTCGGCCAGGCCGAGCGGCTCGACGGCAGCCTTCGTGCGCGTGATCTCCAACCCGAAGAGTCGCATCAGGAGGGCTCGGCGACAGGTTCGGCCTGGAGGTCGCGGCGCCGATACTGCCGGCGCGACCGATCGGCCTCGGCGTACTTCGCGGCGCCCACCTGCACGAGCACGGCGGCGTGCTCATCCGGCACGTCGAACTGATCGCCCGGCTGCTGGCCCTGTGGACATTCCTTCAGGGCAATGATCGACCTCATGGTAGGCACCTCACGTAAAGATGCCGAGCGGGTCACCCAGAAGGCGACCCGCTCGGCCCAACGGTCACGACGTCGTCGACTACGAGGACGGCGGCGCGTAGGCAGCCGGCGAGATGTACTGGACGGCCGTCGACCGGCGCAGCTTCCAGGTCACCTCGCGGTTGGCCATCAGGCCGAGCATGCCGGACTGCCAGAGCGACACCAGCGAGGTGCCGGTGCCGGCCGTGCCGTCCTGGACCAGCGACGAGTCGAGCATCTCGATCGACGCCGTGTCGCTGACCTCCACGTCCACCCCGCCATCGTCGGCCAGGTAGACCTCGTCGGCCTTGACCAGCACGATCATCTGTGTCGAAGGCGACCCGAGCGCGGTCAGCTTCTCCGAGGCGATCACCGGGTGCCGGAATAGCCGCGGGTTGTCGCCCTGCAGGCTCAGGAAGTCCGGCTGGCCCAGCGCGTTCACCATCATCTCGATGTTGCCGAGCATGGTGTCGGACATGACCCAGACCAGGTTCGACCGGCCCAGGTTCGCCGCCGCGAAAAGCGCGAAGAGCGTCGCCGCGTCACGCCGGACGTTCACGGCCGCCGTGCCCGATGGCCCGGTGGCGGCAATGCCGTAGGTGATCGACGCCGGCGAGGTGTTGGCCACGGCCGCCTTCGACGGATCGACGAAGTCGATGTCCATCCGCGTGATCACGGCGTCGCCCAGATCGTTCCGCACAGCCATCTCGGCCGACGGCGTCGAGTGTCGCGCGAGTTCCTTGGTGATCGCGGTGAGGCCGGACACGGTCGCCCAGGCGAGGCTGACGTTGGTCGACGTCGCCCGGCTGACCGTGACAGGCTTGCCCTCACCCTTCCAGTAGCCGGTGGTCCCGCCCGAGAACCCACCGACGCGCACGTTGAACGGCACGCGACGCAGGGCGGGGATCCCGTTCTGGCCGAACCGGTCGACGATCGTCTTGCCGCGCAGGAACTCGATAAAGTCGCTCTCGAGCACCTGGTAAGGCACCAGATCGGACAGGTTGTTGCTGGAGTACGTGGTGCTGCCGGCGACGGCCGACTTGGCACGCATCGTCTCCGGGCTGAACGACTTCTGCAGGGCCAAGTCGCTGGGATAGCGCTGCTTGGCGAGATCGAACGGCGTGACGAACTCGCCCTCTTTCAGCGCCATCGCCGCCGCCGCCTTGCAGATGGCGTACCGGGCGAAGCGGATGCCCTTCGGCACCTCGACCTCGGACACGCGCGCAATGGGTTCCCGGCCTTCCCGGGCACGCGCCGCTTCGGCCGGATCGCCACCGGCGGCCGGCGTCGCCTTCGTGACCGCCTCCTGCGCCAGCACCTTCAGGTCGGCGAGTTCCTTGTCGATGTCGGCGATGTCCTCGCTGAGGGTCTGAAACTGGGTGCGCTCGTCTTCGCTCTTCGCGCGGCCCTCGGTGGACGCTTTCTGCTGCAGGGCGTCACGCTCGGCCTGCTTGGCCGCACGCGTCGCCTCGAATTCCTTGATCTGTTCGGCGTACGTCTTCATGGACGTGTCCTCACGGCTCGTGAGCCGGCGGACAGAACCCCTGACACGGGGTGCGTTCGGTCGTCCGTCCTTGGTGCCTGTCGCGGCAAGGAACGGAGCGTCCAGCGACTTGACGGTCTGAATGGTGCAGTCCGCGTTGGCCGGGATGGTCACCGCGGACAGTTCAAGCCAGAGCCACTTGATGAACCGGATCCCGTAGGTGCCGACAATGTCGGCCTCCTCGATGCCCCGGAACCCGATCGAGAGCCCTTTGACCAGGCCGGACTTGATGCTCTGCCACGCCTCGTCGACGCGGTCCTTCAGCGTGCCGGCTTCGGTGATCTTGACGATGCGGGCCTTGACCTCGATGCCGTCGGCCGTGACCTTGGCGGCGAACACTTCACCGATCGGCTGATCATGGCGGTGCTGCCACAGCAGCGGGATCGGGAGCTTGAACTCGGCCCCCTTCGGCTCGACGATGTCACCCATGCGGTCAGGGCTGGGCGTCGAGGCGATGCCGGTGAGGATCCGCTGGTCCTCGTCGATGCTCTTGATCTCGAGCAGCGAGTAGGCACGCTGAATCTCGGCGGCGCTGGGTGCGGTAGGCATGCCCGACTGCTAGAGTCGGGCC